TTATCCAACTTGTCGATAGTGCTTATGTTGCTTCCAGAGCATCTGGTGCGATAGCAGGATCTAACGACTTCTTGAGAAAAACTGGTGGTACAGTACAAGGTGATGTAAGTTTCCAAGACTCTGATGGTAATGTTTACATTAGTATGGACAGTGCTACTGGTGTTACGATCCGACACAACTTCGGTCCTTATCAAGGAACTAGAATTACTACACATGCTGATGGTATCAACATCTTTGGTTCGATTAACGATATCTCTATTCCAAATACTGTCGGTACATTTGCGGTTACAAGTCAGATAATTGACTCAGCAACTATACAGGAATTATCACAAGAAGTAAACGTTGACTCTGCAGAAGTTCTAAACTTAATTGCTTCAAGTCAATTAGAAGCAACAAGCGGTATATCAACTCCAAGTATCACTAATGTGAAAGAGGGTATAGAGTTCTCTTATGACAGTGCACATGATAGTGCACAAACTACTTGGGACGTTACTGTCTCCATGAAAGACAGTTCGCATCGATACTTTAATACAGGTTCACCTTCGGGATATATAATCAACGGTAAGTTTGCTCCATTCTTACAATTGGTGCCAGGTACTAGGGTAAGATTTAATCAATCGGATAACTCTAATACTTCACACCCAATCAGGTTTTACCTTGATGCGGCAAAACAAATAGAATGGACAACAGGTGTATCAAACTCTGGTATTAACGCAGGAACTGCAGGTTCTTATGTCAATCTTGATGTAACTGACTCAACACCTTCAGTCTTACATTATCAGTGCCAAAACCATGGTTATATGGGTAATGCTCTCTTTGCACCAACTCATACACTCAAAGGGTTTGACAGTTCTGATTACGCACCTATCATCGACTCTGGGTATATTAACGACAGGGTAGATGCAGGAACTGACTCTGCAACAGTCATTGCATTGATTGACTCAGATTACGTACAAGCAAGACAAACTGCAGGTACAGACTCTGCCGCAACGATTGCATTGATCAATGCTACAGTAGACTCTGCATTTCTCAATGTGGTGCAACCAGTTGGAGCAAAGGGGACTATAACTCACAATAAGTTCCATTTTACTTCAACTAGTGGTCAAACATATTTCTTCGGTGCTGACTCAGCAAGCACTATCATGACAATTGCTGACCAAAAGAATATTGAAGTATATGTCGATGGTTTAACACAAAGACTTGGTAAAGACTTTAATGTTGACTCCAACTCAATAACATTTACTTACGGTGTTTCAAACGGTGCTTCAGTTTCTGTAACTGAACTAGTCGGTAGATCAGATGTAAAATCTACTCTGGTAGAAACCACATTTGAATTTGATGCAGACTCAGGTCAGACGGTATTTACTGGTGCTGATGCTGATGGCGTTACACTGGATATGTCAAGTGGTGTTGTCCAAGTATTCTTGAACGGTTTCTTACTTTCTGCAGAAAACGACTACACATTATCTACAGATACTATAACTCTTTTCGATAGTGCTGACTCTGGTGACTTATTAGCAATCAGTGTTCTGGACGCAAACGTATCATCATCACTCAACACGAAGCAACATATATTTGAAAATGTTACTGGAACTATACTGAAGAGAGGTGGTTTTGCCTTTGCAGGTAATGTTCAAGTTTTCAAAAACGGAGACATTCTAAAAGAAAACGTTGACTATACAACCCAAGGCGGTAACCAAATAGACCTTACAGTTGCGGCAGTTGGTTCTGATGTATTCGTCATAAGCACATTTGCGGCACAGGATTACAATGCTAAGACATTTGATTTCCTAGCAACTGCAAATCAGACAACATTTCAAGGTGCTGATAGAAGAGGAGAAGACCTCAAATATATGGCATCTGGACTAAACGTATTTTTGAATGGTATTGCTCTCGTAGATTCGTCAGACTACACTGCCCAAAATGGCGTTTCGGTTGTGATGTCTACTCCAGTGGATAGTGGAGACGAAGTAAAAATTACAACCTTCGTACCAAGTACCATGGCAAGTATTGCAGTCCCCTTATCTAGAACTGCATTCGAATTTACAGCAACTCCAAGTCAATCAGTTTTTACTGGAACAGATGACAATGGTCTTACACTTGCATATGAAGCAAATAAAGTTGATGTCCATTTAAATGGTTTATTGCTCAAGTCAAATGACTTCACCGCGACAAATGGAACTAGCGTCTCGTTGACAGAAGCGGCAGACTCTGGAGACATTTTGACAGTCACCAAGTTTGTTGGTAATAATATCGGGGTTGACTCATCTACAGTACAAACTATCATAGACAATGACGTTAGACATAACTGGAATGTTTGGAGCGATAGTGGAGAACTAGCACTGAATTCTCAAAACATTGTAAACAGTTCTGCCAAAGCAATACAACTAACATTGCCATTCGCACCATCTCAGGGAGATGAGATTAGAGTTATTGATGGTAACGGAACATCTGCAACCAACAACATTACACTGCGAAGAAATGGTAAAAACATAATGGGCGCAGGTACAGATTTTGTTATAGACGTTGATCGTGCAGGAGTTGGTTTAGTATACTATGATGTAGCAAATGGATGGATATTGAAAGAGAACTAATATGCCAATACTAAGTCAACTTAGAAAAACTGAAAATGCCGCATTGGGTGTAGGCGGTGTTACCTACTACAATACACTGGACTCTCTTCCAATAACTGGATTGACATCTGGGGATCAAGCATTTGTATCTGCAACCGAAAGATACTATGTGTCTGATGGTAATGGTTGGTTCAACACAACTCTTATCAACAAGAACATACGTTGGGACTCAGGTGGTGAACCAAGTGCAGAAGCAGAGATAACCGATTCTGCAACACCTTTGATAATCATAGCAAGGGCGGCAGACTCCGATCAGGCAAACTTTCTCAATCAAAGTTTCGCATCTGACTCTGCACAGTATATAGTTGATATAACTAATGACTCTTCAGTGTGGACTTTCACACCTAAATCTGCAGACAGTATTGGTATTGAAGTTGCGGCAGGTAATCTACCAGATTCTGATGGTGATTTTGTATATACATTCAAATGGTCTGATGGTTTGAGTTTTGTGAACAAGGCAGTCACAATAACTTACAATCCTTCGGGTGGCGGTGGCGCATTTAGTTGGGGTGGAGATAGAGGACTTTCTATTTTCTACGGTAATACTCAGATAGATTATTGGAGTATTGTTGTCACATCACAAACAGGTGCTGATTTTGGAGACATGCCATATAACCAGTATTATATGGGTGCAGATATATCGAATGGTTCAAGGTGTTGTTTTACTGGTGGTCACGTAAGCAATAACGATACCATATCTTACGTAACATCTTCAACAACAGGCAATGCTCAAGACTTTGGAGATATGACGAGAGGCAATTTCGGAACAGCAAATGCTAGTAACGGAACACGTGGTATCATGGCAGGTGGTGCTAATCCACCTAACGATGTCGGTCAAGGATATGACGGTACTGAGTACATAACAATTGCTACGACAGGTAATGGGACTACATTCGGAACTTTAGCGGCATCCAGAGAACATCCTGCAGGTGCTAGTGATGGTACTTACATGGGAATATGCGGTGGTCAAAATCCTTTTAAAATGAACAACATTGATAGAATGGCATTTATGACTTCAGGAAACGCAACAGATTTCGGAGACCTTACTTGGGCGCGTAGATTTTTTGCAGGTCATGGAAATGGTAATAGAGTAACTATGGTGGGTGGTGAGGATGACTACAATGGTGGTGTTGGTACAGGTTATGGTAACGATATCGATACATTTGTTTTAACAACACCAGGTAATGCTACCTTTTTTGGTGAGGTAGGTAACAATACTGCTGACCATGGTTGTACTGGTAACGCTGATTATGGGGCAATGTGTGGAGGTGTTCTTGCTTGGGATCCTGGTGGTACAACTTATAGCACCATAACACGTTGGAGTATGGCAACTACTGGTAATGGTTCAGATATTGGAAACTTAGCATTTGCAAGAAAAATTGGCGCGGCAGTATCTGGGGCGGCATCATAGATGCCCTCACTCAAAAGTATACGTCAAGGGGTGACCACACAACTTGGTGTGGGTTTTGTTGCTATTTACGATAGTGTTGGCGAACTACCAATCACTAATATAAATCAGGGTGATGGTGCTTATGTAAAAAGCGTAAATGGTTATTATATCAGTGATGGTATTGGTTGGAGAAGTACAACATTAGCAAATAAAGATCCTTACTGGGAAATAGAACCAAGTGGTACTGATCGAGAAATAGTTGACTCGGCAACTCCTCTTATCGTCATAGCAAAAGCAAATGACTCGGATAACCCCAACCTAGTTAATCAAAGCGTGGGATCTGACTCTGCCCAATACATGGTAGATGTCACAAACGATTCCTCGGTATTTACATTCACACCAAAAACTAAACTACAGATAGCAGAAGCAGTTGCGGCAGGTAATCTTACGGATTCCAATGGAGACTTTGTATATACTTTTAAATGGTCAGACGGTATTAATTTTGTTAGCAAATCGCTTACTATAACTTATACTACTGTAGTTCCAGGATTTACTAGAGGACTTATTAGTGGGGGTACATATGGATCAGGTGGTTACACCAACATAGATATGTTTACCTTGGCGACTGGCGGTAGCACTACATCGTTTGGAAGTATGAGTATAGGTAGAGGTGGTCACACTGCTTTTGGTAATGCATCTAGATCTTTATTTGCAGGTGGTGAAACTGGCAGTTCTGCTAACTCTGAAGTTAGTAGTGTTGAGTATGTTACTCCTTCGACAACTGGAAACGGAGCATCGTTTGGAAGTATGAATATGAACAGAGCATGGATGGGATCTGCTGCAAATCTTACAAGAGGAGTGATAGGTAATGGTGCAGACTACAGTCCACCAGGTGTTGGGGGTAGTTGGACTAATTATAATAGATCTGATTATTTTACTTTTGACACTCTTAGCAATGCTTCTTACTTTGGTTATATGGGTGGTTACGCGAGAGGAACAAGTGGTGCCCCTAATAGTGGAGATAACACCTATGGAGTATACGTAGGAGGAATCAATCCAAGCACAAATGCATATTCTTCATCTATGCAGAGAATTACAATTGATACTACAGGTACTGCAAGTTCTGGTTTTGGTAGTTTTGGTCAGTCGCAAAAAGCATATGCGGCAGGTTGTGCAAGTAGTTCGCATACATATTTTGCAGGAGGATTGTACCCTACAATAGATGATATTGAAAAACATTCTATTACTACTGGTGGATCGGCAACAAATATAGGAAATTTAAGTGCAGACAAATATTCTCTTGCAGGTACGCAGGACGCAGGAAATTATGGATTCTTTTCAGGTGGATATGGAAATACATACTATAGCAACATAGAACAGATAAATTTTTCTTCAGACGCAATCGCGGCAAACTTTGGTTCAGGACCTAACAGATATAGATTAGCATCAACTTCTGGTGGCGGTGCGTAATTAAAACTTATAAATAGTACCAAATACTTTTAGTTTTTGGAGACTATTATGGCAGTTCCTAATTCAAGACAAGATCTTATTGATTATGCCAAGAGGCGACTTGGTGATCCAGTTTTGGAGATCAATATCGATGAAGATCAAATGGAAGATCGTGTAGACGAAGCACTGCAATACTATCAAGAGTTTCACTCTGATGCAACGGTAAGAACATATCTAAAACATCTTGTAACTGCTACAGATGTTACTAATCAGTATATTCCTATACCGACTAATGTATTGACCGTGACTAAACTATTTCCTATCGCGTCTTCTTTCAACTCATCGTTTAATTTCTTTGACATCAAATATCAAATGATGTTGAATGATATCGCAGACCTACAGAACTTCGCAGGTGACCTAGCATACTATGAACAGATGCAACAGTATCTGTCTTTGCTAGATACAAAACTAAATGGTCACCCTCAAGTGCAATGGTCTAGGCATCAAGACAGACTACACGTATTCGGAGACTTCCAAGATCAGGATATCAAAGCAGGTGAATATCTTGTGATGGAAGTTTACACTATAATAGATCCAAACACTCACACATCCATATACAATGATATGTGGTTGAAAGATTATACAACTGCACTATTCAAGCAACAGTGGGGAATGAACCTCATCAAGTTTGAAGGTGTTCAATTGCCAGGTGGTGTTACCTTTAACGGTAGACAGTTATACGATGACGGATCAACTGAGATAGAAAGGTTAAGAGAATCAATAAGACTAGAACATGAAATGCCCTCTGACTTTTTTATAGGATAACACAATGGCAAGAAACCTCTACTTCTCGGAAAAAGTAAGATCTGAAATGGATCTCTATGCAGACTTGGTCATAGAGTCATTAAAGATATATGGTCAAGACGTTTATTATTTACCGAGACAATTAATGAATCACGATACTTTACTGGGAGATGATGTGACATCTCGGTTCCCAACATCTCATAAGATAGAGATGTACATAGAGAATGTAGAAGGGTTCGATGGAGAGGGAGATCTCTATACTCGTTTTGGAGTTGAGATCAGAGACGAAGCAACATTCGTAGTTTCTAAGACAAGGTTCTCCGCACAGGTTCAAAGACCAGACAATGAGATCGATACAGATAGACCAACTGAGGGAGACTTGATCTATCTACCACTTACAAATAAAATGTTTGAGATCCAACACGTAGAACATGAACAACCATTCTATCAAATAGAAAATGTCCCAGTATACAAAATGAGAGCAACTCTCTTTGAATACACTGGAGAGGATCTGGATACAGGCATTGACGATATTCAAGATATCGAGAAACTTGGTGCATACCAGTATATCGTATCTGTCAAACCAACAGGAGACGCAGTTGCCGTGGCATCTATCAGTTTCACAACCTACGATAGTCCGATAGGAAATGTTGGAGACGTTGATGCAATATTCTTGACAGATAGTGGTAACTACTATACAATACCGCCAACAATTACATTTACTGGTGGTGGATCATCATCCTTCTCATTGGGAGATAGTGCTTCTGCTACTGCAACAATAGACGCATCGACTGGAAGAGTCAATGGTCTTACACTCACCTCTTCTGGTACTAATTATGATTCTGCACCTACTATCAACTTTAGCGGTGGTAATCTTGGTACGGATTCAGATTATCGTATCGGTGATACAGTACAACAGATACTCGCAGGTGGAATTAAAATTACTGGTGAAGTACAGAGAATCGTCAAAGACTCTGCAGGTGACTCCTCAGAACATATCTACTTGGCACACGTTGGTGCTGATGATGGTAAATACCACACATTCGTACCTGGCGGTGAGATCATAAATATAACCAGAGGTGGCGTAATAGGACGTGGATTGACTATCAACTCTGTAACAGAAGACAACAAGATATCTGAAACTGAACAAAATGATATCTTTAGTGCAAACAGTACTGACTTCTTAGACTTTACAGAAAACAATCCATTTGGTGACGTGGAGAATAATTAATGTTTGGTACATACTTCTATCATGAGAAGATTAGAAAGCAGGTTTCCCTGTTCGGAAGACTGTTTAACAATATCTATGTTCTCCGTAAAAATTCATCTGGTGGAATTTTAAATCAATTAAAAGTTCCTCTCGCATATGCACCTAGAAAGAAATTCTTAGAGAGAATAAACCAACAACCTGTATTGGAAACGGATGAGAAGACATCTATAAAATTACCTAGGATGTCATTCGAGATCACCAGTTTTGCATATGACTATGCAAGACAGTTGACCAAGACTAGTAATTTCAAAACCGTTGGCACAACCGTGAACGACAGACAGAAGTTTTATTCGCCTGTCCCATACATGATAACTTTTGATTTAAACATATATGCAAAGAGTCAAGATGATGCATTGCAGATCGTAGAGCAAATACTTCCTACGTTCAATCCACAATACACCTTGACCATAAAACCTTTTTCTGAATATCCAGACTTCAAAGAGGATATTCCAATCATAATCCAAGGGGTGACGTTTTCCGATGACTTCGAAGCATCTATGGAACAACGAAGAACCATTATATATACATTAACTTTTGAAGTCAAGACTACATTTTATGGACCTATTACTGAAGGTAAAATTGTTAGAAAATCTATCGCAAATGTCTTTCAGCAAAACGATGGAGCAAGTCAGGATTCTGATATCCAACTTGAGACCATCACCGTAACACCAAATCCTCTTACTGCTATCGGTATGCCAGATAGCGATTTTGGATTTAACACAGCAATTGATCTGGCATTTGACGATAGTGCGTAAGGAGAAATAAATGCCCATTACACTAAGAAATACGAAAGGTAGTGAACTTACGTTCAGTGAACTTGATGGTAATTTCACTCACCTTGACGCAAGGATAGATTCTACTGGCGGTGCCTCTTATCTAAAGAGTGTCATCGACTCTGCATATGTTTTGAGTTTTGTTGACTCAGATCATCTGGCAGGAATAGTAGACCAAACATTTGTAAACTCTAGGTTAGACACATTACAATTCCTAGACTCTGCAGAAGCAATACAACTGATAGACAGTGCTCATGTTCAGGCAAGAATGGGAGATCTAGTCGATAGTGCTGATGTTCTAAACATTGTTGGAGACATGGTTGACAGTGCTGACGTTGCAAGCATCATAGATAGTGCTCACGTCCAAGCAAGACAGATCACTTACGATGTTTTAGACTCTGCAGGTATAACAAACATAATCGATAGTTCCTACACTCAGGCACGTGTCGATACAGTAAAATTAAGAACTTATACAGTTGCAACGTTACCTGCAGGAGTAGCAGGACAATTGATCTACGTCTCAGATGGTGACGCAGGATCTCCTACTCTCGCAATGTACGATGGAACTGCATATAAACGTTTAGCATTAGGTAATACTGTTCTAGACAGTGCAGGTGGAGGCGGTTCGTTTTAATCGTTGACAAATGAATGATGATAAAATAAATAATGATTACGACTATTCTCGTGACACTCTCTATGAATTAATAGAGAAGGGAAAAGACGCACTTGAGAACATGATAGAGGTTGCTCGTGAATCTGAGCATCCTCGTGCCTATGAAGTATTATCTGGTTTAATTAAAAATGTTGCGGATGTCAACGATAAACTTCAAGATTTAAATAAAAAACAAAAGCAACTGAATGATGAGGATAGACCACAACAGGTAGAAAACCAACAAAACAATTTCTATCTGGGTTCAACCTCTGATATTCAGAAAATGCTAAGAGAAGATAATGTAGTTGATGTTGAACCAGAAGAACACATATCTAGGGAATCCTAATGTAAAAAAGGATGGTGTCAATGAACAGTGGACACCAGACCTAATACAAGAATATAAGAAGTGTATGGTTGATCCAGTATACTTCGTAGAACATTATTGCAAGGTTATATCCTTGGATGAAGGTATAGTCAACTTTAAGTTGTATCCATACCAGAGAAAAATGTTTCAGCAATTTCAGGAGAATAGGTTCAATGTCGTCTTGGCATGTAGACAATCTGGTAAAAGCATTAGTGCGTGTGCCTACTTATTATGGTACGCACTCTTCAACCCAGAAAAAACGGTCGCTATTCTGGCGAACAAAGGACAAACTGCAGGGGAAATGCTCTCGCGCATTACGCTCATGTTGGAGAATATTCCGTTCTTTATTCAACCAGGATCTAAAGCGGTCAATAAAAGAAGTTTGGAATTTTCAAATAACTCAAGGATCATTGCTTCTGCTACTAGTGGTAATTCTATTCGTGGTATGTCCGTTAACTTACTTTACCTTGACGAGTTTGCTTTCGTAGAACGTGCATCCGAATTTTACACATCAACATATCCTGTTGTCTCTGCAGGTAAAGACACTAAAGTTATTGTGACCTCTACTGCAAATGGTATCGGGAATCAGTTCCATAAGATCTGGGAAGGTGCTGTTCAAGGAATAAATGAGTTCAGCAGTTTTCGTGTAGACTGGTGGGATGTGCCTGGTCGAGACGATGAATGGAAACAACAAACAATTGCCAATACAAGTCAGTTACAGTTTGATCAGGAGTTTGGGAATACATTCTTCGGAACTGGAGATACACTTGTAAACGCAGACACTCTTCTAGGGTTACGAGCAAAACCACCAGTAAGAACAATGGAAGGTGGGTTGCTAAAGATATATGAAGAACCCATAAAAGATCACGACTATGTCATGACCGTGGATGTGTCGAAGGGAAGAGGACAGGACTATTCTACATTTACTCTGATCGATATTAGCAGTCGCCCATTCAAACAGGTTGCTGTGTATCGCAACAATACTATCTCGCCATTACTCTTCCCAAATATTATTTATAAATTTGCAAAACCTTACAACGAAGCATATGTTGTGGTTGAATCGAATGACCAAGGGTCAGTTGTTTGTAATGGACTGTATCATGATTTAGAATATGAGAATGTGCACGTAGAGTCCTCGGTCAAAGCAAACGCAATAGGAATAGAAATAAATCGTAAAACTAAACGTCTAGGATGTTCTGCAATAAAAGATATTCTAGAAGAAAAAAGGTTGACAATCAACGATGAACAGACTATATTAGAAATATCAACCTTTGAAGCAAAAGGTCAGTCATATGAAGCATCTGAAGGAAATCATGATGATCTTATGATGAATCTAGTTTTATTCGGATATTTTGTATCTACTCAGTATTTTTCTGATATGACAGACATTAACCTAAAACAAATGATGTTTGAACAGAAAATGCAAGAGATAGAGAATGATGTAGTGCCGTTTGGTTTTATAGATGATGGTGAAGAAGCAATAGTAAGGATAGAAAATGAAGATGATCCATGGAGAATACGAGAGGATACGCGCAGGTTTATCTTCGATCCAGACGATCTAGTCTTGTAATATTATTTTATTATAAATAATGGTATGTTGACTAATCGTATCATGGAACATATAATTTTTAACAGAGGAAGATAAAATGGCACTTTCAACACCGTCTGCTTCTCCTGCAGTTGTTGTCAAAGAAATAGATCTGACTGGTGGCGTACCAAACGTTCAGTCAACTACTGGCGCAATCGTAGGGAACTTTCGTTGGGGACCTGCAGAGCAAAGAGTATTGATAGACAACGATACTAAACTCGTTGACACTTTTGCTTCTCCAGACTCAGCAAACACCATAGACTTCCATAGCGCATCTTACTTTTTACGTTATTCTGGATCTTTACAGGTTGTACGTGAAGTTACATCTGCCGCCAAGAATGCTCGTTCTACTATAGGACAGTTGGGCACAGATACTAACAATACACTACCAACACCAACTGTAAAAAATGCAGATGACTTTGCGGCACAAGATGCTTCTTTGGATTCTGATTCACACACACTGATAGCACGTTATCCAGGTGATCTTGGTAACTCGCTTGAAGTACACGTATGTCCACCTAGAGATTCCGCATTCTCTGCTTGGGCATATAAAGACGAATTTGATACTGCACCAGGCACATCATCATATGCCTCAACTCGTGCGGCATCAAATGACGAAATTCACGTTGTAGTAATAGATTACGATGGGAAACTAACAGGAACAAAAGGTTCCGTGTTAGAACGATATCCATACCTTTCAGTAGCAAAAGATGCTAAGAATGCTGATGGAACAACTAACTTTGTCGAAGATGTGATCAACGGACGATCAGA